GAGGCGCCTCAGGTAGCTCTCCACCAGTGGGCGGGTGATGTCGGTCGTGCGCTGGTCCAGCATGGATTGCTTTGTGGCTTGGTCGACCATAATCATGGTCGCTTCCGACGCGTTTTTCTCCGTGAATTGTTTGTGGTACCGCTCAATAACCTTGGCGTTGCTGGCGAAGTACAGGCCCCATCCGAACATCTGATTACCCTCGCCGCTGCCGATGTGCTGGAGGCTGAACTTGTCGAAGGTGTGGGGGCTGGTGTGCAAGGCGGGCTGAAAAAATGCGGAGGCTGCCAGATCCCTGCCGCGCGCGGCCTCCGATGTGCCGGCCTTGACGTCCACGATATCCAGCGGGGTTATGTCGATCGCGTTGAGCAGTGCCCCCAGGTTTTGCGCCGGCGGGTAGCGGTAGTTGCTGTTGTCGTATTGGCCGGCGTGGACGATGACAGCGCTGGCGGCGTTCGATTCGCTGATGCCCCTGAACACGGCCGCGGCGCCGCCGGTGCCGCGCAGGTTGGCCGCCAGGTCGGCGGTGATCGGTACGTAGGCCACAAGCCTGGACGAGCTGTCCAGCAGCATGATGCCGGGCTCGTTGCCGTGGTTTGCGTACAGTTCAGCGCCCAGGGTCTTGGCCGTTTCTGGCGACTGCACCGCTTGAGATGCCTGCCGTTCGTCCACCTGCTCACGCTCGACCACGTTGACCTTGGGGCCGGCCGGATCGGGCGCCGCTATGGTGCCGCTTGCGTGTTCCGTGCTGCTCCACCTACCCCGGCTGACGGCGATCAAGGGGCCGGGCTCGATGCCTGATCCCTTGAACACGTCGACCAAGACCTGGTGAAGCCTCTCGTCGGCCCCGCTTAGGCTGGAGTTCCCGCTTGGGTGGTTGTGGCTGAACCATATCTTGGCGGCGCCCTCCACCCGGATTGCCTCGGCCATCAGGGTGGAGGGGTAAACGGATGTTTGCCCTATGGCGCCCTTGAAGCTGCCAACGACCGCAAGCGGCTTGCCATCCTTGTCGGTGACGATCGCGTCGAATCGCTCAACGGCGGACTTGTACAGGTAGGCGGTGGCCTGGGCCAGGTCGCGGTCATCCTTGATGACGGTTGCGATCTGGCGCTCGCCTGCCGAGGTTATCCTGGTGTTGACGTGGTAGGTGCCCGGCGTGGCCGGGGTGTCGCGCAGCGGTGTGGCGCCTGGCGCGGTCGCCGCGGCGGCCGGTGCGCTCGCCGGGATCGGCAGCTTGGCGCCGAAAAGGTCGTCGGTGTACGGGTCTTTCGAGCCGTACCCGGCCCTTGGTTGGCGTACTACTGAGGCGGCGGTTCCTCCTCCAGCCGGTCCACCACGGCCTGAGCCTCCTCCGGGTTCTTCTCCTGCCGCAGGCGCTTGAGCAGCACCTCGATCGCCAGCTTGGTTTCGGTTTCCAGGTCCATGGATGCTCCTCGCTCTCAGGTAGTCCTCGAGGGACAGTATGCCATTCATTGGCACGTTTGGGTCGGAACTGATATTCACCAGTTGGGTGCCCATCGATTTCCAGAATGGCAGCGCGTCAAGGTCGGTGCCCACATGGCCGGCGCTGGTGATATCCACGATGTCCATGCGCTTGGCGCCGTTGTGCGCCAGCATGCTGGCCACGGTCTTTTCGCCCATGCCCATACCCTGGAGAGCATCCTCTATTTTGATGTTTCGGAGGGCCTTGAAGCTGCCATCGGGCCGCATGTCGGCGATCACAAACCCGACCTCGGTGGCGCGGCCGTTGGTCAGGTCGTACAGGCGCCAGCTGTAGCGCTGGCTGCCGTCGATCTGCGGGCCGCCCATGGCTTCGGTGCCGGCCATGGCCATGTGTTGGTTCTTGAAACCCGGCAAACCACTTGCCTTGTCGCGCATTCTGGTGGGTTTGTGCTCGGCGATGTAGTCGGCGGGGCGCGGCCGGTAGGCTTTCTGGTTCAAAGCCGGTTCTGCTGGCTCACCGGTGCGACTTGTCATGCCGCCGTAGTGCTGGTCGAACAGCACGTCCGGGTCCATCTTTGCCGTCTTGGCGGTGCTTTCCATTGCCAGGCCGACCAATTTCGCCGTGAGTGCCGCTTCTTCAGGCGATCGGCCGGCGGCGATCAGGTCGCGGGTCACCCGGGTTTCTACGGGCTCGATAATGTATGGCGCGCGGGGTAGCCCCTCCTGGTCGGCGATTCGTGCAGCCTGAGCCGTCATGGTGGCTACCATGGCCTGATTCTCCGCATCGCGCACCGGATTGGTGACGAATCCGGCACCTTGCTGGCGGGTGGCGGTGGCTTGGGCTCGCATCTCGGCCACCTGTGCGTCGATGCGTGCCGCGGTTTCCATGTCTACTACCCGCGCCTCGTCGGCCCTGATCTGCATGGCGTCGGCTTCGACGTCGATTTTCGCCGCGGCGGTCTCGATCTCTGCAGCGCGCTCTGGCGTGATGATGGCGGCGGCCGGCACGTTGACCGGTTCGCCGCGCAGCAGGCTGTTGACGGCCGAGACCATGGCCTCGACGTGGGCGTTGGTGGCGACCGGGCTGCTGGGGTCGCCCGGCTGGCTGTCCAGGTTCAAGTGTTGCGCTACGCGCAGGCCGGCCATGGCCGAAAAGTCGGAGGGTTTGAGGGTGCCGGCCTGCGCGTCCAGCGCCTCGGTCACCGCTTTGGCGGCGGCGGTGCGTTCGCCCGGGGTTTTGGGGCCCAGGCTTTCCTTGACGATCCGGTCTACAAAGGCGCTCGGCCAAATGTAACCCTGCTCCGGGTTCTGCATGCGCACCAGCGGGCGGGGTGTGTCGGTTTGCATACCGAAGGCCTGCTCGATTGCCGCCATGCCTGGCTTGAGGGGCGCCACCTCAGGGGATTGACCGGGGATGAAGAAGTTGCGCGCGCCCTTTACCAGCGCATCGGTGGCGCGGGTGGTCTCCGCGCGCCATGGAGGCACGTAGTGCGCTGCAGCACCGAAGGCGGCACCCAGCAGAACGTCAAACGCCTGCTCCTTGATGCCAAAAGCCGGGTATTGCTTGGCCGCTTCCGTGCCCTCGAGGATGGCCTGGCTGGCGCCGCGGGTGGTCACTCCCTGGAACCAGTTGATTCCGGCGCCGGCGGCGATCCGCTGGCCGATGGTGGAGCCTAACGCGGGCGGTGCCCATATGCCGAGGCCAAGCCCGACCGCCTGGGTGGCGCCGACAGCCAGCGCCTGGGTGGCGCTTACGCCGGGCTCGTTGATCAAGTCCTCGGCGGCGCCTAGCTGCAGCGTGGCGACCGCCAGCGATGGGCTCAGGACGATCTGCCCCAGGGTGGCTACCAGTCTACCGGCAATCTGTCCCGCCTCACCCACTTCGCCGGGCTTCAGTTTCCAGAAGTCGGTCATCGAGCCCGGGTAGTCGTTGTGGAACCGAAAGTAGCGGTCCTGCGCGGTCGTGCCGCCGGTCATCTTGTCGATGGCGATCGGCACCACGGCGCCGGCCTGGCTGGCGGCGCGCAGGGTCTCGTTGATCGTTTGCGCGGCCGAGTGTGCTGCGCCGCGAAAGAAGCCATCGAACACGCCGGGCTCGATGGTGCGGGCGCCCGGCATCTTGTTTAGGGTTTGGGCGACGTCGGCGCCGTACAGGTCAAGGCTCACTTTTGCCTCCCTTGACCACGGTCCGGGCCTCTTTCACCTGGCGCTGGCGCTCGGCCTCTCGCGCCTTGAGGTTGTTCGCGTTGGTGCTGGTTGGTAGGGCGGCCGGCAGCGGTGTGTTGAAGTCGATCACGATCGGGCGGCCGGCTTTGTCCTGCATCCTGGCGTCGCCGCTCATCACAAAGTACCTGCCGTCACCCGCGGCCCGCAGCGGAAGGTCGTAGAGGTCGCCGGCACGTACGCGCTCCGGCAGTGCGCCGGCCGCCTCGAGCGACTTCATTCGGGCGTGTACGCCATCGGCAAAGTCGCCATCCGGCATACCCCAGGGCTTGACCACTTCCCGACCTTTGTGCCGGGTGACCCCGCCGGTGGCCATCTCCATGGCCCTGTCCCAGCGACCGGTGTCGAGGACGGTGGTGTCGCGGTCGCCAGCATCGTTGGTCATGCTGGCATAGATTGCCTGGGCGCTCTGGAATGTGGCGTTTCGCGCGTCCGGGCTGTCGGAGTACGCCTGGCGCGTGTAGTTCGTGAATGCTGAGTCCATCTCCTTGCTGGGCGGCATCGGGATCAGTGGGCCGGATCCCTTGCCGTCGGTTTTCCGGTCGGGGCGCAGGATGCTGATGCCCTTGATCAGGTGGTCGGCGGCGGCGCCGGCCTGCTGGTCCTTGTACCCGCGGCGCGCGAACAGGCCGGCGTTGGCCATGACCGGGTCGTCGGGCGCGATCTGCGCCATGACCGCCTTGTACCCTTCGTAGTCGCTGCCGGCGGCCAGGCTCAGTCCACGGAAATACTCCTTGCGCTGCTCGGCGCTGGCGTTCGCCAGGGATCCGACCGCCAACTTGCGCTCCTGCTCGGTCAGCGGTTTGAAGGGTGTGCGGTATTGCGCGGCCATGGTGCGCGCCAGGTCCATCCTGGCCTGCAGCTGGTTGGGCGTCATCTGCGCCGGGTTGCTGGTGTCGATCGGCTTGGCGGCCAGGTCGTTGGGCGACACCAGTTGCTGGCGCACGCTGTAGGTGACCGGGTCGGCGTTGCGCTCGGTCTGCTGCGCCTCCATGATGCTCTTGAAGGTGGCCAGCACCTTGGGCTCGGCCTTGCCTTCGCGCACGGCTACGGTGGCCTGGGTAACCATCTGCTCTTGCACTACGGGGTCCGCCTGGCGAAATGCTCGCGTAGCGTTGGCGGTACCGACCACTTGGTTGATCAGCCCCTCGAGCTGTGGCCGGCCGCGCGCCATGGTGATTAGGCCGCCCAGCTGCTCGTTGGTCGGCTCCCACCCCTGGCCTATGCGGGTGACCATGGCGTTAAGCTCGGTCTCCGCGCGCCGTTGCTGGCGGTCGGCCGCCGCCTCGTTTCGGCGCTCGATGCCCTGCATTTGGCTTTGGATCCGGCCAATGAGCACGTTCTTGCGCCCATCGTCCAGTTTGCCGTCCTTGGTCACCATGCTCTGCAGTTGCTTCAGGCCCGGCAGGCTATCCTGCACGCCCAGGTATGTGGACTGGTACCCGTTGAAGGCCTGGCGCTGGGCTGCGTCGTAGGTCTTGGCCTCGAGGCTTTTGGCGGTGCTCACGTCGACGTCGGCCTTGTTCGCCTGGTACCAGTCTTTGGCCTGGACCAGTTGATTGGCGGCGATCATCTGGTCAATCACCCCGTCGTGCAACTTGCCGAGCTTTTCCTGGCGCACGGCTTGCGCATAGTCGGGGGTCCAGCCGTTGGCCCTGGCCATCGTGTCGACGCCGTCCTCAATGCGCTTCACGCTGAAAGCGACCATCATGGGATCGTTGTAGTTGGCGATGGCGGTTTGGGTCTCGACCTTGACCCGTCCGTTGAACTCCTCGGCTTGCGCGATCTTGCCCTCTTGCGCCAAGTGCCGGAGGATGCCCTCCTGGTAGCCGACGCCGGCAACCCCTGCGCGGGCCAGGAACATCTGTTTCTGCTGGTCATTGCCCAGGCCATCGGCCATCTGCTTGACCTGGTCGCCAAAGCGTTTCCGGTAGTCCTGCAGTACGGGCTTGCCCAGCGCATCGGTGCCCTTGACCTTGGTGTATCCGCCATCACCATAGGTCAGGTCCAACTCCTTCTCGCGCAACGCCGTGAACTGTGACTCGGCCCGCAAGGTGTCGACTCGGTGCTGCTCGATCCTGGCCTTGGCCTCGAATTCCTTTTCTTGTTGCCTCTGCTCGGCCGCCAGCTTTTCGCCAAAGGCGCCTACGGCCTGGCCCTGGCGCACGGTCTCCTGGGCGCCGGCAAGCATGGCCCCCCCGTTTGGCCCCTGCAGACCGACGACGGCGCTGGTGGCGTTGGGGTTTTGGCCGGTGGCAAACGACCCGGCATCTGGTAGGCGCGGCATTAGGCGCCTGCTCCGGACCAGGCCAGCACATTGAAGTCGGAATACGAGTAATCGGCATTGCCGCCGGTCTCGCTGGGCGATGCGATAAACGCGCTGTCGCCAGTGGGTTTGGGCGCTCCGCTGCCGTACCGGGAGAAAAGCGAGGCGGCGCCCTTGAACAGCGCCGCGGTGCCGGCCCGGTTGAATGCGTTGGCCTTCATTTCGCCGGCCTCGATCGCTGATGCTGCAGCAAAGTCGCCGGCCGCGGCTTGCATTCGCATAATTCGGGCAGATGCCTCGCCCTGGTAGAGCTGCACGCCGGCCCGGTAAGCGGTCGCCCCTCGAAGGTCACTCATGATGCGAACGATGGTGGGGTCGGCCGCGCCGGCGCCAGAGGCGGCTGCCAGTGCCTGGGCCCGACTGGTCAGCAAGTCGCCCTGAAGCCTTACGTCGGCTGCCGCGCGCTGGCTTGCCGCGATCTGCTGGCCCGCGTTGATCCTGGCTTGCTCTGCGCTGAACTGGTGGGCGACGGCCTCGCGCTGGGCGGACATCCTCGAGGCATCGGCCGCCTCGAAGTTACCGGCCGCCTCCATGCCGCTGCCGAATCCGGTAATGGCTGTCGGGATAAGGTTTGCGAAGTCCATATCAGTGGCTCTCGGCATCAATCACGGCGCACACCACGGTGCATGGCCTGGGTGCTATCGCCTGCAGGCAAAGGCGCTCGTCGCTGCTGAAGTCGCCCGGAAAGATGATTCCCCCGTTGTCGTAGTTCACCTGCATGATGGTCTGGTCCACCACCGATCCATCGTTGATGCTGGGCATTGAGTCCATGTTGGCGAAGTCTCGCCCGAAGGTCAGGCCCTGCGGGTGAGTGTCGGCCAGCACCAGGCCCAACCCGCTGATCCGCTTGTGCCTGGTGAGCACCTGGGTCATCTGCGAGGGGATTTGATGCAACTTGTTGCTTTGCCATTGGGCGGTGTACGGCAGCCCTACCACTACGGTGCTGGCTGCGGCGGCCAGGGTAATGGCGCCGCCGGCCACGGTGTACAGCAGCGCGTCGCTGGAGTCTCGCCCGACCTCGGCGCCATCGGCCCACACCACCACCTGTTTTGCTTCCAGGTGGCTTAGGCCGGTCACCGACGTTGATGCGGCGCCGGTTTTGACTTTCAGGCAGTCGGCCAGATAGCTGGCAGTGAGCACGCCGGCGCTGGTCGGCCGGCATTGGTCCTCGGTGGCCAGGCGCTCGATGTAGCGCACGGTTGCCCCGTTGATGGTGCGCTTCACCACGTAATAGACCGCATCCTCGTTCTCGCCTGGCCCGGATGGCATCACGCAGGCGTCCTCAAACAGCCCGTCGGTGTTGGCCTCTGCCCACGCCACCAGCGTTTCATTCTTGTCCCAGGTCAGGATTGCCATGGTGCCGTCGGCGCGCACGAAATGCACGCGGGTTTCCGGCTGGCGCTGCGAGGCCACTCGGCTGATCGATGGACGTCCGATCTCCGGGATGACCGCGCTCAGGTGCTGGCTCTCGTAGTCGTAGCTGGATGGGTTGATTGCCAGCTCATAGACCCGGGTGCCGCCGCGCTGCACAAACACGCCGCTGGCGTCCACCTTGACCGGGCTCACTGGTGAGCTGCCCTGTGTGCTCGATGGCTTGAGGTTGAGGTTGGTCGGGGTCAGCGGCTCATCCAGGCTGGTCGATCGGCAGGAGAACTCCGCCCCTTGCGCCCCCAGGATTAGGCGCTGCAGGCTGATCAGCCAGGAAAAGGAGTCCACCGGGCCGTTGCCGATCGTGCGGTTCATGGGGCCGGCGTCGCCCACATAGGTGGGGTCGTAGCTGTAGAACGAGTCGCTGACGCTGCCGGTCAAACGGTCCTTGCCTGCCCACCACAACCTGCCCTCATGGAAGGTTGTGGCGCTGGGGTACCCGCGGCGCGCGCTCCAGGCCCCCTCTGCCCAGTTGTCGGTCGCGGACGTAGCGCCCATCTCCTTGCGGATCTCGCAGTTGCACAGGGTCGAGCTGGTGAAGGCGGTTATCCGTGCCGTGCCCACCTGGCTGCCGGCGCCGATGCTGATGGTGGAGATGGTGGATCCGCTAGCGTAAACCGAGCAACGCAGGCGGTAGTACAGGTCTTGGTTGTCGAGCGCATCGTTGTATGCGGTGGTTGTGTCGGCCGTGTAGCTGGCGCCGGTGACGTTCGACCAAGTGGTATTGTCGGTGCTGCGCTGCAGGACCACGGTGTTGCCTGTCCCCGTCAGCCCGGTGATGGTGATGGCCGCAGCACGCTGCGCCGTCAGACCCGTGACCAGGATCGACCCGGTGACGTCCGACACGGCGGTCATGGTCTTGGTGCCCGACTGCCCGCTCGAGGTGATCTGAATCAGGCTGCCAACATTGGCGGCCGTGAAGTAGGCGCGACTGGCGGTGATCGTGCCGTTGCCGGTGGTCACCGATGGCGCCATGGTCAGCGTGCTGATGTTGACGGTACGGAATGGCCCGTCCTCGGAGAAGTACTCCACCACCGACCAGCTGCGGGCGGCGCGGCGCTCGATCTTCTGCTGCGGGTACCCGGATGTGGCAACGAACAGGATGTCGCCGCTTTGGGCGGCCCTGACCAATCCCAGGGCCGCTTCCGGTATCGGCGTGACGATCTCCATCGCGCCGGCAGCGGCAATGGCGCAGCTTTTGACCAGGGTGATGCGCTGCAGCAAACTCTGGAATCGAATGTGAACCGTGGCGCCGGTGGGTGTGAATGCCAGGCTGTGCCACCCCGCATCAAGCGATGTCTCGCTGATCACGTCATCGGCGCCGGCCGTGGTGCCTACGCGCAGAGTGACCGGGCCGGTGGTCACCTGGATGGTCAGGGCATGCTCGACGCCAATGTCGGCAGCGGCAATGCTGATTGCTTGTGTGCGCCTGGCGCCAGTGGTGCCGGCGCCCACCAGTTGCATGAAGTCGCCGGCGGCGTATGTGCTGGCGGCGCCGGCTTCGTCGTCGTCGGTCCAGCTTGCCAGGCTGCCCACGAACGAGGAATTGGCCACTACGGCGCTCACGCTCGGGCGGGTGATGAGTGCGTCGGAGATCCAAACCCGCAGAATCAGGTCGGTCATCTCGATCAACGCCTTGTCGGTCTGGCTGAACACAAAGTCCAGAAGACGCGCAGTGCGGTTGTTTTTCGTAGCTCCGATGTGGATCATGCCGGGCCGGATGCCCATGCTGCCGAGCACGCGTGGCAGCCAGTTCATCATGCGGCTGGCGCCAAGCGCAAGCCGTTTGACGTCCACCCTGGCCGCGCCGAATCGGCTTATCAGCCCTCGATTAAAGGCGAACAGCGCGACCTGGGCCATGCTATCCGATCAGGTTGCTGCGGCTCCCGCCATCGCGCCATTGCCCTTGCGATTGGCGACGGCGGGCCACGATCCACGAGGAGGGCGGCGGGAATCGTGGCGGGTCGTTCTGCGCATCGTTGTTCTTGGCCTGGCTGCCAGCCATGTCCAGCAGGCCGCGAGGGGCGTTGAGCTTCTCTGCCAGCGCCTTGTCGCCGGTGGCGCGCAGGGCGATTCGGGCGGCAAAGTAGGTTTTGACGTACTGGGTGAAGGTGGCCGGCCAATTACCGAGGTTTAGTCCGAAGTCGACGTGATTGCTCACGAAGCTCACGTAGATGCGGTCCAGATCGGCCCAAATGTGATCGATCTCGTCGCGGTACCGCAGCAGTGGTGAGTTGAAATACTCGTCCTGGCAGATCGATGTGGTGGCGCACCAGTCCGATCCTTTGGCAAACGCCCGGCGGTACCCGAATGTCGGGGTGACGCTGCTGTCGTAGTCGAGCATTTGGGTCCGGATTGCAAACTTCCACATGCCCTGCTCCAGGCAAAACTGCACTCCCCCATCGTTCCAGACGTCATCGAGGAGGCGGCGCCCCTCCTCGTTGACGGTCAGGCTGGCAATGCTGCTTCGCCCAATGATCTGCAGCGCGCCGTTGTAGATCTGGAGGCGAGTGGTTGCCACGTGTTAGCCGGCCTGCAGGCGATCGGACATCCAGCGGCTGGCGTCCTCCGGCTTGGCGTTGCCCTGGCTCACGATGGCGGCATCCACCCTGCGGATGACGCACCATTTGTCCTGCGGCCCGAGGAACTTGATGAAGTAGGGGCTGCGGCTGGCGGCCAGTGCGGCGGTTTGACTCATGTCCATGGTGGTCAGGTTGACCCACATGAGCATTTTGGCGCGCGCCCATTGGCGGCTCACGTCGACCACCAGCAGCTCGGCGTACCAGGTGCCGTCATTGGCGCGCACCTCGAGCCGGTCGTATGGCTTGAGCTTGCTGGCCACATGGGCGTAGTAGTCGGGGTTTTCCAGATCCAGGGGCTCGGTGCCCTCGTCGGCGTTGATCACCCAGATGGTCCGCTCATACTCGCTTGAGCGGAAGCGGGCCTCGGTGATGGCGGCCGGTGCGGCGCGCGCTACGGGTTCCCAGCCGGGATCCGCGCCTGGTTCTGTTTGTTGCGGTGCTGCAGCTGCTTCTGCTTTTGCCACGGTCTCTCTCCTCGAAAAACCCCGCGGGCCTTGCGACCCGTGGGGTGTTGCTGCTTTGATGCCGGCCGAACAGCGCCGGATTACGAGCTGGCCATTGCACCGCCGGCCGCTACGTTGAAGCCGGCGGTGCTGTTGGTCGTCATGAGCACGCCGATGTTCATGCTTGGCGAGGTGCCCAGACTGCTCTGTGCGACGATGAATATGATGTCGCCGTTGTGCATGCCCAGCGCCAGGCCGTCGGTGAAGTAGCCCGCACCCTGCGCCAGAGTCGAGGCGTCCGAGCTGGTGTACCTCCACAGGCTGTTGCCGGCGTAGCCGAATGGCTGAGTGGTCTGCACGTTGGAGCCGAGCACGTTGCCGCGATCGTTGTACGTCGGCGTTGGACCCTGCCCCAAAAGCATGACAGGCGGGTTTTGCAGCGAAGATGCTGCGGTGGTGCCGGAATAAGGTGGCATGTAAATCTCCTTGGTTTTGGGTTAGCCAACGCTTACGCGTAGGCCGAGCCGTCGGTGGTGATGACGACCACGCCGGCGTTCTGGAGCAATTTCGCCCCCATGAACGCAGTTGCGCGGGCCCAGGAGTAGTCCTGTTCCTCGTTGAAGCCGATCGGGGTTTCCATGCCGGCGGTGTTCATGGCATGCCCGATGGCTGACTTGTGATACAGGAACGACTTTTCGCTGGTAGTGCCTTTGCCCGGAAGGTTGGGGTGCTCGCACACCAGGCAGTTGCGCCAGCGGTAGGCT